CAGGGAGAAAATGATTTCATCGCTGTAGACTACACATTGACTGCTGGTGCGATTACTGGTGCTGATTCACCATACTCGAAGTTCGCTGTGAAAATCGTCATGTATGATGATAATACTCAAGCGAACGTACCGAAGATCAGAAACATGACCGCTATCGCTCACGGTGATGAATGATGCATATACAAACAGAGAACCCAAACTATATTCGTGATACAAAAAGTAAGGCACTTTTGGCATCAAGTTTGGCAGAGAAACAAAAATTTATGGCTGAACAAAAGAAGGTTGAAAAAGTTCAACTTTTGGAAAATGATATAAATAACATGAAGAGCGATATAGCCGCTATCAAACAAATGATGGAAAGACTTGTAAAGGGATAAAATGTCACATTCAATCACATCTGATCTTCTGAGTCCCTCACTAGACACCATTCTTCTCACTGATACGTTCAATGAGTGGGTGACAAGAACGAACACCATTGTTGACTACCTAAACCCACTGAATGTATATGATGTGATACCGGTCACTGGGTCTGGTATTACTGAATCGAGAGTTTCAAACTATGCTCTATCAAATGGTGTGGTAGAACTATCTTTGTTTCATAAAGCAGGTGAGCAAGGTATCTCTGCTGATAGCGGTAATATTCTAGGTCTGAATTTCTTAAACATGACAGATATCGGATCTGGTGTTGCAAACGAAGATTTATATGCAGTTTTTGACACTGACGCTGGTGTTGCAAAGAAGGTACTAGCAGAAAATTCTTTACCACCTGGTATCTCTGGTGATCACAGATTCGGTGGTGACATTACCATCGCAGGTAATCTGGTTGTTGAAGGCACAGATACGGCTCTCAATGTTCAGAACCTAAGAACAGAAGATGAGCAAATCGAACTTGCTTTCAACCATCAATTCACAATCTCAATTACTGGTAGTAAGTCAAATCTAGACGGATCTCCAAAACCTGCCGACACAGACGAGGACTTTGCCGCTAAAGGTTTTGTTGTTGGTGCTACTGCGTACTACTCTGATGATGGTGGTGCTTCAGGATTTACACAGGCCGAAGCGGCGTTATACATCAAGAGCATAAACTTCTCTTCCACAGCAAACGCAGAGATCACACTAATCAGTCCATTTTTGAAAGGTGGTCCTGACTCTTTCGCAAACACTGGCTTTATTGCCCCCGATGGTGGCACTGGTCGTGGTTTCACGTTTGGTATTATTGAGGACATCACAGGCGCGAGCGGTTTCCCAACAGACTCAGGTTATCAAAGAGCCCCTGGTATCGTTGTCAAGGGTGCTGACGGTGATAAAGAAATACTTTGGCATCAGTCTGCTGTTCCTGGTGTGACAAACGGCACCTTCTTTACCAACAAGAGTTTCGGTGTCTCTGGATCAAACGCAATAAGATCAGCATACTTTGACTCAACCGATGATAGATTCGGCGATCTAAAACACAACTTTGTTTTTGCCGCTGCATCAGGAAATGAATCAACTTTACACATCGCAGAGAACCCCGTCACAGGTGGTAATATATTCTCGTTCACGACGGCCACTGGTGGTGCGAGTGGGCTTGTAAATGATCTTAGAATAAGTTTTGGTTTGTCTGGTGCAACAGGCACAAAAGACGCAGCGGTCATTCATATATTCGGTGGTACAGGTGTCAGTGGTAGTCAATTCCCAAATACACCCATCGCAAGTTTCGCTGAAAATCTAAATGTCGATCAACTTGATGGTGCTCACGCAACGACAGACTCGGCAGCGTATCATATTCCAATCGCTGGTGCTGACGGAAAGATTGACGGTTGGATTTCAGGACAAGATGATGTCACCCGAACAATCACAACAATAAATCATGGTCTTGTTGTTGGTGAGGCGGTAAGAATAAGATCCGCTACAGGTGGTGTGACATCTGCTATCGGTAATTCTCCAGAAAACGCAGAGGCAATTGGTATTGTTTCTACTGTTGTTGATGCAAACAATGTCAAGGTTACACAATCTGGATTTGTTAGTGGTCTTGGTAGCAGCACAAAAATCGAAAGTATCACCGGCGGTGAAGTTTTCTTCTTATCTCGAACTGTCTCTGGTGGACTTACAACCACCGCACCATCCTATAATGAGGGTGACACGCTTGTTCAGAAGGCCATGTTTATTGGTGTAGATGACGATAGTGGTTTTGTTCTTCCCTATATCGGCTCTGTTGTGCAAGATGCAACAGACGAATTATACTTGCAAGGAATTATTCCTGTCGGAACAATTTATCCATACACAGGGTCTATTATACCAAATGATGACTTCTTATTCTGCGATGGTAAACTGAAAAGTGCAACTGATTTCCCAGATCTTTTTGATATTGTTGGTCACACATATGGGGTGAGTGATATTCACTTTGATGGCACCGATACACTTACACTTACAGGTGGTGCCTCAACAAGAGACATCGCAGTAAATGACAAACTTGTTATAAAGAAATCAGATAACACGACAGTCCTTGTGAACGTTGATACTGTGACAACCACAACCATAGAAGTTTCTGATGCAGGCGCCGGCGATTTACCCACCTCTGCTGGTAGTGTAACCTTGCAATCTGATAGTGACACTAATACAAACTTCTTCTTGCCTGACCTAAGAAATAGAAGTGCTATCGGTGTTGGTAAATCTGATATTCACAAATCAACAAGAACTCTTGGGCAACAAGGTGGTTTTGAAGAGTTATCGAGAGGCGGCGATGAAATTGGTGATGATTCACAAGCCGCCTTCCAAAGCACAGGTTCTGGAATCGATTCAATACAAGATCCATTCTTGGCTACGAACTTTATCATTCGTGCGAAACCAGGGGTCAAGGCTCTTGTCTTTACTGGTCACAATCATGACGATATCTATCCAAGAATTCAAGGCGGCTCTACAATGCTCACACCGAGCGTTGCAGGACCAACCGCGTTTGGTTTAGGGTTCAGTAGATCCTCTGGTGTGACATTCCCTTGCGTGCAAATCGCAGGTAATGTCGAAAATGGTCCTCATGTTTATCACACAACGAGCGGTGTTGTAGCAGCGGCAGACGATTACTTGATTGGTGTTGGCATTAATGATAGTGCCGAGACCGTGACAGATTCATTTATTGTCTACACCGATAAAGATGACAACAACGTTGACCCAACGACAAGTGGTCGTGAACTTCTTCACGTTGGTACAGATGGCAAGCACTACTTTAGAAGTGACGGAGATGAGAGTGGTATCGAGCAATACACACCAACTGAAGTCGGTCTCGAAATTCTTGGTAACCTGAGAACAGTAACCGGTCAATCTTATAGCACACTTCAGTCACAGTCGTCAAGCGGTTCAATAACTCTCGACTTCGACGATGGTAACGTACACGAAATCACACTCGGTGGAAGCATCTCGCTTGCTAATCCATCAAACGTCAAATCTGGTGCTGCTTACACAATCATACTCAAGCAAGACGGCACAGGTGGACGAGCGTTATCTTCAATCGGTAGTAAATTCAAATTCCCAAATGGTATAGATCCCGTTCTATCACAAGCAGCAAACGATATTGATGTAATCAGTGCCATCGCTGACAGTTCTGGTAATCTTTTATGCAACTTCAATCCTAACTTCTCATGAGTTTCGCAGGCAGTAGATATCTTCAAGGTGTAGAAAAATTTGAAACGGATGCTCTAGGCATACCGAACATTTATTTCGTGCTTGGAAACAAAACATCTGATGTTGTACCGACACCAACTGCTGGGTTCTCACAAACTTTTTCTGGATGCTATGATATCTCAAACATCTATGGATTGAATCGTGATGGAACAGAACTTGATGATGATGGTAGCAATCCTGGTGATGGTGGTGGTGAGGCAGAATATACAAGATTTCTAAGAATCAAATCAGACAACTATCCATTTTTTGATCCAGATAATTCAGGTGGTGCTTTTCAGGCTTACTCGCCAGGTGGTGGTTATACAGGTGGTGCCCAAGGGTATAGAGCAGGCGACACAACACCAGTTCTAGACCCCACGTTTGGTCTTGGTGTGAATCCAGGAGACTTCAACACAGTAAATGGTATTATTAGCGGCATCGCAAACAATAGAATTAGTGGTGTTGCAAATACATTTCTAAGTCGTTTTGTTCATGCGAACGCAGTCGATGGTTTCAATGAATCGCCCAGTATTCCCTCATCAAGAAATACGGTAACACAGTTTGATATCTGCGACGAGACCAATAGAATAGTAACCTCTCCTCAATTTCCAACACCTAACACACAACAAAGTAACCAGCATGGACATGGATACGTGGTTGGTTGTTGTAGAATTGAAAGGGAGGATCCGATACAGGATGCTGACTTGGATAACTTAGACGCTGGTGTGACAGCAGGATTCTTTACGTTAGTCGCAGGTGAAACAGGACCGTCATCAAATAATCCTCTTTCTAATGATCATAAACTCGAACTACACCGCCACTTATCATCCTCTTATGAGGGACCACACAACAATTCATCGAAATGGAATCGTGATTTCACAACCGCAGATGAAATTGAAAAGGCTCTGACATTACAGAGAGCATCAATTTCTAACGCAATAGATGGTATTGATAATAACGGTAACCCACTAGATGGTCTTTCAGTCATTTTCTTTAATGATATAAACATTTTTGCTGGTGTTAGGGTAGGTGGAATATGCACGAATAAAGATGGTCATATTTTTGCTAGTAGAATGCCTTTGGGTAAAATGCTTAAAATAGTGCCTAATGGCAATGACTTTACGAGTGCGACATTTAGCACAGTGAAACACAGCGTTTTGGTGCGAGGTGCTGGTGGATATCTCGCAGACGGAACAGAGAAAGAAGACCCAGATAAATTGCCCACGAACCCAGAAACTGGAGCACCAACGAGTGGTCCTCGTTTAGGTGGAATGATTTGTGACACATCAGGTCAATTTAACATTCATGAGATCGATGCAGACGGCAATCCAAGAAGATTGGCTGATAGAGTTTTGATGTGTTTCTGTGTGGATTCATTACAGAGTCCTTGGGCAGGTTTTTATGATAACGCAGACAGCACACCAGGCCCTATTTACAATCAAGGTCTTTCTCTTAGAGGCTTATACATAGTGGTGTTAGATGAGACTAAAACGAAAGTGGCATATGACTCAAACAACCCGAATTGGGATTACAGAGCAATATACTTTTATCCAGTAATTGAAACATCGTCTATTGGCCCAGCGGACGAACACACCGTTATGTTTCCTTTCGCGTCGGATCTTGATGGCTTCTTTGGTGGAGATGTTGTTGATGAACTCGCTCGCATAAGAACAGGATCGGCTACACTCAGACCTAATTTTCCGGAGAACTAAATGGCTAGCAAACTGAATTTAAATATCGAACAAGGCGCCTCTTTCTCAACCACACTTACACTCACCGATGATAATGGTGTGACGTTTGGTCTAGATGGCTATGAAGGTAAATCACATATGCGAAGAAGTTATTCGTCACTGAACTTCTTCGCTTTAGACGTAGATGTGACTGATTCAACTGGTGGTATTATTACGTTATCAAAAGGTGCAACAGGTACCACAGGAACACAAGGAATAACTGCTGGTAGATACGTTTATGATTTAGAGGTCACCAACAATTCAACAGGCGATGTTCAAAGAATTGTTGAAGGAGTTATCACAGTTTTACCTGAAGCGACGAAATAACGATATAAATAAAATCGTAAAGCAATTTTATAATGGAGAAAATTATGACGCAAGCCGTGATTGATAACAGTCCGCAAACACCAACAGAAGAAAAAACATCAAAGTTGAACAAAGTCGCTTTGGTGATGATCGTAAAAAACGAAGCAAGAAAAGTCAATGATGAAGGCCTTACCGTCATCGAAAGATGTCTCGGTAGTGTTTTGCCATGCATCGACACATTTGTAATTTGCGACACTGGCTCAACAGACGGCACGCAACAAGTCATCAAGTCTTGGGCAGAAAAAGTTGGCATTGATGGTCATGTAATTGATCGTGAATGGAAAGATTTCGGTACGAACAGATCTGAGGCTCTTGAGTATGCAAGAGAACTCACTGACGCAGACTACTGTTTGATGATTGATGCTGACGAAGTTTTAGTATACAACCAAGACTTTGATCCATTCAACTGGAGAAAGAGTTTGACGGCTGATCTTTACAACGTGTTTGCCGAGTATGGTGGCACAAGGTATCATAGACCACAGTTGACATCAAACCATAAGAGATTTTACTACAGAGGTATTCTCCACGAGTATGTCGATTGTCATGACGAAATTACCACGAGAGAATTTTGCCCAGGTTTTATCAATACACCAATTCAAGATGGTGCAAGATCAGATGATCCAGAAAAATATGCGAACGATGCCGTAACCTTTGAGAAAGCATTGGCTGATGGTGTTGATGAGCAAGATGTGAATCGATACTTGTTTTATCTGGCACAATCATATAGAGATAGTCAACAATGGGAAAAGTGCATCGATGCGTATCAAAAGAGAGCCGACGCTGGTGGCTGGACAGAAGAAGTTTACTATTCACTGTTTCAGGTTGCAAGAACAAAAGAGATTCTTCTTGATAAAGGAAAATACAACATTGACGAAGTGATTGAGGGGTATATGAAAGCCTTTCAGCAAAACCCATGGCGAGCAGAGTCGTTATGGGCTGCTGCAAGATTCTGCCGTTTGAAGTGTCGCTTTGATCAGGCTTTCTGTTTTGCAAATCACGCCGTTCGTTTAGCCTTACCAGAGGGCGCTCTCTTTGTGACGAAGGCAGTCTATGATTTCATGGTTCTTGATGAGTATGCGATTTCTTGCTACTGGACTGGAAGATACAAAGAATCAAGAGATGCTTGTGTCGAACTTCTGAAAAACCCCAATTTGCCAGAAGAATACAAGGAAAGAGTCAATGCTAATCTCGAACACTCCATCGAGGCATTGAAGACGAGGTAATCGTATAAATACTGGAGTTAACTGAAAAGGTGCCAGTATGGGAAGTAGTAGCGTAGGATTCATCGGTACACCAAGTGCCAATGCTTCATCACTAAAAACGACAATACAACAGACCAGTCATCCGTTTGTAGCGGGTGACGCTGTTGTGTTCAAATCAACAGGGTTTACAGCGGCTGATAATGATGGCAGTGACGCAAACACCTTTGTTGCTGGTCTTGTTGAATCAGCAAGCACAGATAGTTTCACCTTAGTATTTCAAGGTGAGATAAATTTTGGTGCAAGTTTTTCGCTCACAGGTGGTCAAGTCTACTACTTAGATCCAAACAATACTGGTAAACTCACAGAAACAGAGCCAACAAAAACTGACCATATTCTGAAACCTCTTCTGATTGCTACCAGCGAGACAGAGGGTATTGTTGTCAATACACTCGGTAACGTAAAGAACGAAGGCGCACAAGTGCTGACACCTGTTGGTACAATCGTACCTTTCGCTGGTGTGCCGAGAAAAGTACCAGGCAACTATCTATTATGCTACGGCGATGCCGTGCCCATGGGCGTTGGCACACAGTCAACCCTGTATAGAGATCTCTTCAATGTCGTTGAACACACTTATGAGTTGAACGCTAGTTTCACTGGATCTGCAACAGGTTCTCTCACGGCAAATGTTTTGTTCTCTGGTGATGTTGGTAGCAACTTTGGTTCACCCTTCAATATTGGACAGACAAAAAACCATTCTCTTGAAAATGGTGATAAGTTCTATGTCGTGCATGGAACAAATAGTTCGTTCACGATTGTCACTGTCACAGGTGCTGATCCTGAATCTAGTGAGGTTCAACTACAATTTACAGAGAGTATCTCTGGTGGTTTGACAGCCTTTGACTACACGAATGCTGATACAGTGACCTTCAAATCTCTAGGTGTCACAAGTATAGACACTTCTGCTGCTTTGACTGGTCCTGGACCAAACTTTTCGTTGACACACGCAGGAAACAAATACTTCATTCCCGATTTAAGATCTAGATTTGTGGTTGGTGGACAGAAAGGTGGTAGTCTCACCGACAGAACTGAGGCTGGAACTATCGGTGGTAGCGAGACTGCAACGCTTACAACTGATGAACTACCAACACACAGTCACACATTGAACAGAGAGGATTCATCTGGTACAAACACTGGTGGATTCATCTTTGATAGTGATATTTCTTCCTCTGAGTTTGCGATTGGTACAAGCGGTAGTGGTTTACCATTCAGCGTGATGCCACCATTCATCTCAATGAACTACATGATTCGCTATCGTCGCTCAACTGGATCAAGAGTCGAGACTGGTCTTCAAGGTGTCACAGGACCAGATGGACCAAAAGGCACAACAGGCACGACAGGTGACATCGGAGCAACTGGTGCCACAGGTGAGAGAGGCACAACAGGTGCAACGGGTGATATCGGGGCTACTGGTCCACGTGGTACAACAGGCACCACAGGTGACACTGGAGCGACAGGTGCAACAGGTGCAACGGGACAACTAAAAGTAGCATCTGGTATCAACACACTTGGTAGTCGCATTAGTAATCAGGCAGACTTTACATCCAAACTTGTGCCAAGTTCTTCGCAGTTGACACAAATTTCTGCACAAGAATTGTCCGTAAGTGAGTCTCAACTCGCGACCAACTTCTTCTTCTCAACAGAAGCAGCAGACAACGCACTGGGTGTTGTGGCCGCGAACGTCGCTTCGGCGTCTCCAACGGCGCAGTCGAACACTGATCTTTTCCAAACGACATTCTTACTAGAGCCTGGTATTACCAACGCTGCTGGTAAAACAAATAAAATCAATGGGGTTGACCCCAATAGAGCGATAGAACTTGACGCCTACTACGAGGCGAAAAAGGATGAAATCGCAGACATGAACGCCAATCATGTTCTTAATTTTGCAGACGGTGGTTTTACTTTCGATAGGCCAGTGACAATCAACCCAATGCGTTCTTTCTTGTATCATGTTCAAGGTGCTGAAACGTATACGAGATCGATCACAGGTGCTGCTACAATCACTGGCAGCGATGGGTCTTACTTCTTGACGCTTGAACTGAACAGCGTATCAGGATTGACTCATGACACATACCTCGCGATCGGTGATATATCATCATCAGGTCTTACAACAACAACGGAGGTAAAAAATGCTGAAAGATTATCTTTGGCAGGAGTTCACAAAATTCATTCAATCGATGTGGGCAACGATAAAGTCACGCTTGATGTAAAGAGTCAATTCTCTGACAAGTTTACGTCTGCATCATCAACCGTTTTGGGGCAACAAACAATCAGCGATACTGACGCTGCCACCATAAACATTACAGGCTCACCCGAAGTGAAGAACATTCGAACCGTATTCAAGTTCGCTGGTTTCTCTGGCAATGAATCGGGTGTGTTTGTGAAAAATGGCTCTGTTCTCAGTATAAGTGATGTTGTAATCGAAGGTGGAACAGGCATAAACTCTATCGGCTCTGCCGATGAATTAAGTTATGGTTTCTACGCATCTGATTCTGGTACAATCGCACTCGGTGACAATGTTGCGGTTGTTGGATTCAAATACGGTGCTGTTGCAGACAATGGTGGTGTGATCAATGCAAATGATTTGTTCGTCTCTGGATGTACCAACGCTGGTATTCTAGCGACCAACAACTCAACAGTCAGGGTTCGAGGCGCCGTGGTTAATGGCTGCGGTTCTGGATTCTTAGCCAACGCTGGTGGCGTGATTACTGATAGAGACTTATTTGCAAACGAAGGTGTAAACTTGACAGCCGCTGCGGCCGACGCACATTGTTTCGCTGTCGGAAACAAAGTTGGTGTTTCGTCAACGAGACTCGGTAAAGTTTCTCTAAGTGCCATCTCCGCACTCAACAAAGAAGATGGTTTCAAGGCGACACTTGATAGTAACCTGTTCGTTGAGGGTGGTGCTGCATTGTTCAATGGTCCAACATCTGGTACAAATGCATCACAATTCTTTGCAGGATTCAAAGCGATCAACTCAAATGTTTCACATAGACATGAAGGAACAATCAGAGGGGCATCTGCACAAGGATTCACAAATGCATTCAACGATACAGACTACTTCTTGAAAGCACATTCACTTTTAGATTTTAGTGGCTCGACAGGCTCTGGTGGTATTTCAGCAGACTCTACGAGTTCATCATTTGAAGCGGGAGACATTAATGTATGATATTTTTCAAACATCACGAGGACAAAATCACGATCAATGATCAAGTTATTGATTTCTTTGTCTTTCTAAAATTAGAACCTGATTATGAGATGCCGACTAAGGCAAAAACAGTGACTTACATTCCTGGAAAACTTTATTCATGGAACGACGGTGAGACTGATTACAATCTTGGAACAACATGGCCACAAGGCGATAGATATATTTCAAGACTCGATGAATTTTTGATGCTGCAAAAAGAAGAAGACTTGGACAATCAAGACACAGAGAAACTTGTTCAAGATGAGAGAGAGAAAAGATTAGAGTATGATAGAAAGAGAAAACTAGAGTATCCCAAAATTGAAGAACTTGTCATTGCCATGTGGGAAAAACTAATTGAGAAGAAAACACTTGATGAATCTGGCGTGAAAGAAATACAAGCCATTCGTGAAAAAATCAAAACAGATTATCCAAAGTCTGAAGAATTGAGATCAACTAAAAAATCTGCAAGGAAGAAAGTAAGAAGAAGAAATGGCTGAACCAACTACCAGACAAGAACTTATCGATCATTGTTTACGAAGACTCGGTAAACCTGTGGTTGATATAAACTTGGATGACGATCAAATTGAAGATCGTGTTGATGACGCACTACAATATTTTGCCGAGTATCACTACGATGGTGTTGAGAGAGTTTACCTGAAACATGAGGTCACGCAAGACGACATTGATAATAGTTTTATCGATTTGACATCTGCTGGTGGTGTGGATACGGGCAACCTAATCGTAAGTGTCATTAGACTTTTTAGAATACCAGGCGATACAATCAATATGTTTGATGTTCGATATCAACTGGCACTAAATGACCTTTACACTTTTGGGTATCTAGATTTGATTCACTACGACCAATACATGAGATACATGAATTTGGTAAATGACATGCTTTCACCAGATAAGAGAATCAGATATCATAATGTGACAAACAGATTGCACATAGACACTGATATGGAAGAAGAGTTCTCTGTTGGTGATTTCATAGTGATGGAAGCGTACAGAGTTTTAGACCCTTCGACACACACAGAAATTTTTAAACAAAGACTTCTCAAAGACTACCTGACTGCTCAACTCAAGAAACAATGGGGACAAAACCTAATTAAGTTTGAGGGTGTTCAGTTACCAGGTGGTGTATCCATCAACGGAAGAGCATTGTACGACGATGCTGTTCAAGAACTTGAAAAAATAGAAGAGATGGCAAGAGAAAGATTCGAGTTGCCTCCAGACTTTATAGTGGGGTAACATGGGAACGAATCACTTCTTTAACCATTTCAACAACAGCGATGAGCAAAGGCTGATCGAGGATCTCGTTGCCGAGATGATCAAGTATGGCGGCGTAGATTGCTTTTATATGCCAAGAACTTTTGTCAATGTTGATAACATTTTTGGTGAAGATCTGATTTCATCATTCAATGATGCATTCCCTCTAGAACTTTATATCTCATCTGTTGATGGTTTTGAGGGTGACGGTGACTTCATCGCTAAGTTTGGGCTAGAGACTAGAGATACTGTAAAATTTGTTGTTTCGAAGTATCGGTTTACACAAGAGACAAATCGTGAGAAACCACAAGAAGGTGATTTAATTTTTCTTCCTTTCAACAATGGTATCTTCGAGATCAAATTTGCTGAAGATGAAAAACCATTCTATCAGTTCGGTGAAAACTATGTGTTTGAATTATCATGTGAACTATTCTCACCATCGCACGAAGATATGATTACTGGTGTTGATGCGATTGATGATGTTATAGACGGTGAGCAATACACACTCACATTGTTCTTAGATTCACTCACAGGAAACTCTGTTGGATTCGCTAAGGGTGATACCGTCTATCAACCTGTTGGTGGTGGTGCAACAGGAACAACAGACACATCTTCACCACAAGCCACAGTGTTCAGTGTTTCTGGAACAGGTGCAACAACAACATCTCTGACCCTCATCGACACGAAAGGGTTCTGGAGATCTGGTCTTACAGGCACGAAAAACTTCTTTGTCGCAACGGTTGATAACTCATCTTTCAGAGGCATTACAGGAACAGAAGACAGCATATCGATCACAGGACCGAACACATCAATCACAGCAGACTCAGACAATCAGTTTATTGAAGAAGAGGCACTTGGCTTCGTTGACTTTACTGATACAAACCCATTTGGTGAATTCTAATGTTTGGACAAAGCAATATCTTTTATCACAACACTCTACGCAGAGCCGTCGCAAGTTTTGGTACAGTGTTCAATGACATCTACATGAAGAGATTTAATACAGATGGCACGGAGAAAGAGAGATTCAAAGTGCCTCTGTCATACTCATCGAAACAAAAGTTTATTCAAAAGATCAAACCACAGAATGGTCAAATCAAAATGATTCTACCTAGAATTGGATTTGAAATGACGAGTATGACATATGATCCCATTAGAAAAACGAACACTCTTCAGAAAAGATACAACTATCAAAGTGACACATCATTTTCATTTCGTCACGAAAGAGTTCCTTATGATATAGAGTTTAGTTTGTATATCGCAACCAAAAACATTGATGATGGTTTGCAGATCATAGAACAAATCATTCCTTTCTTTACACCAGAGTTTACAATCACTTTCGAAACAATCGATGGTGTTGATGAGAAGACAGACATGCCTATCGTGCTAAATGGTGTGACAACTGAGGATAACTACGAGGGTAATATGGAAGAAGATCGCATGATCATACATACTCTTACATTTACCGCGAAGGTTTTCTTTGCAGGGCCCGTCAAGCGTTCTGGTGTTATTCGCACGGCCATTGTTGACATCAACGAATTGTCAGATAAATATACTACGGCAGCAGGCACCACAAGTGGTCTGCTCGAAACGATCACCGTTGGTCTTACAGATGGCATCACATCTGGCATAGGACTCGATGTTTCAGATACAACACCTTATGTCATTACAATACAGAATTATCAAGTAGATGGAATCACCCAATAAAAATATCGAAAAAGCACTTGATCTACCACCAGACAGGGTAGTAAAAGAGATCGTGCAGAAAAAAGATGTTGCAAAATCTAGGTTTGAAAAAGGTGTTGACAAAGACTACAACAAAGTTCGTGACAATCTTTTCGATCTCTTAGATTCGAGCAAAGATGCCATTGAAGGAATCATGAGCGTTGCCATGGCGGGTGATCAACCAAGAGCCTATGAAGTCATCGCACAACTACTCAAGGTATCCTCTGACATCAACAAAGACATCATGGAAATTCATCGCAAGATGAAAGAGACATCAAAAACTGATGAGGTAAAGAGTGTAACCAACAATGCATTTTTCGTTGGTTCAACAAGTGACCTCGCAAAGATGATCGAAGATCAAACAAAAGGCGTAAAAAAGGTTTCAAGCAAGACAAAGGAAATTATACAAAATGAAAACGATGATAGTGGCGGCTCTTCAAGAGGAGACTAAAAAATTACCAAGAGTCATTCTACACACCGGTGTCGGTAAAATAAATGCAGCAGCATCTCTGACAGAGGCAATACTCAAAGACAAACCCGATATTGTCATAAACTATGGCACAGCAGGAAAATCAAGTGATCGTGTCGAAGTTGGTAAACTTTACCGTGTTGATCAAATAATACAACGTGATATGGACGCCTCACCCCTAGGCTTCGCAAAGTTTCAAACACCATTTGGTATGAAAAAAATTGTGCTGACCACCAACAAAACAAATCCTATCGTATGTGCCACAGGTGATAGTTTCTGGACAGGTGATGATGAGGGCAGCCATGATGTGGTAGATATGGAAGCGTATGCTCTCGCAGCAGTTTGCGTAAAGCACAATATACCTTTTGTGTGTTATAAGTATATTTCAGATGACGGTGATGCGATTCAATGGACAGAAAATTGTGAGAGGGGTGTTCCTCTCATTGAGCAAAGGTTATTAGATGACGGATATTGATAAATCATATCTTGGCAACCCAAACCTAAAAGCGGCAAACGTAAAGGTAGAATTTACAAAGGATCAAGTCGAAGAGTATCTTAAATGCTCGAAAGATCCAATCTACTTTATGAAAAACTATATTCAGATTGTCTCTCTTGATGAGGGTCTTGTGCCATTTAAACTTTACGACTTTCAAGAAGACATGGTGAACAAAATTCATGAGAATCGTTTTGTCATCGCTAAACTTCCTCGACAGTCTGGTAAATCAACTACCGTTGTGTCTTACATTCTTCACTATGTTTTGTTCAACGGCAACAAAAATGTCGCCATTCTTGCGAACAAGTTAGCAACCGCTAGAGAACTTTTGTCTCGTCTGAAGTTAGCATATGAAAACTTACCTAAATGGCTTCAGCAGGGTATCGTTGAATGGAACAAAGGCAATATAGCCCTCGAAAACGGCTCTAAGATTCTCGCTTCAGCAACATCATCTTCAGCCGTTCGTGGTGGTTCTTTCAACATGATCTTCTTGGATGAATTTGCCTACGTGCCACATAACGTGGCTGAAGAATTCTTTAGTTCGGTTTACCCTACGATCACTTCAGGGCAAGATACAAAAGTTTTGATTGTGTCAACCCCAAAAGGTTTGAACCTTTACTACAAGTTGTGGGTTGATGCTGAAGAGGGAAATAACTCGTATGTGCCAATCGAAGTTCATTGGTCTGATGTGCCAGGTCGAGATGAAAAGTGGAAGAAAGAGACGATACGAAACACATCGCCTGAGCAGTTTCGTACCGAGTTTGATTGTGAGTTTATTGGCTCTACAAACACTCTCGTAAACGCGAGTAAACTGAAGTGCCTCGCATTTAGAGCGCCGTTGCACACCACAGATGAAGGTCTGAAGATATATGAAAGGCCTGTTGAAGATAGAATTTATGCCATGTGTGTTGACACATCACGTGGCGTTGGTATTGATTATCACGCTTTTACGATGATTGACATAACTGAAGTGCCATATAAACTGGTTGCGACATTCAGAAACAATGAGATATCACCGATGGTATATCCGTCGCTGATCTACAAAGTTGCCAAAGAATACAATGACTCTGCCGTGTTGGTTGAACTCAATGATATTGGTGGTCAAGTCGCAGACATTCTATACGAAGAATATGAATATGAAAACATGATGATGACATCACAACGTGGTCGATCTGGACAAGTGATGGATGGTGGTTTCGGTTCTGGTACATCACATAGAGGTGTAAGAACCACACAAGCGGTAAAGAAAATAGGTTGCTCTTTGCTAAAAGGCATGATCGAAGAAGATAAACTATTGATCAACGACTTTGATACGATTCAAGAACTTGTCTCGTTTGTGTCGAAGAAAAGTTCTTTTGCCGCAGATGAAGGGCATAATGATGACTTAGTGATGACTCTGGTTCTTTTTGCTTGGATGACATCACAAGCATATTTCAAAGAGTTTTCAGACATCGACATTCGAAAGACGCTTTATGAAGAGCAAATCAAGAGAATGGAAGAGGATCTTACACCATTTGGCATCATAAATACTGGTCTAGAACGTGACACTTTTCGAGATGATGAAGGCAATACCTGGACTGTGGTGTAAATATCACTTTTCATAAATATAGACAGCATTCGATCTTGATAAGGAGTAAAGCATATGGCTTTTCGAGTAAGTCCCGGCGTTTCGATCACAGAAGTTGATCTCACAAGTGTTATCCCAGCGGTCGCCACAACACCCGCTGGTTTTGCAGGCACATTCAAGAGCGGTCCTATCGATGAAGCGGTGACTATCACCTCTGAAGATGAACTTAAGGAACTGTTCGGTCGACCAGATAAAGACAACGCCACACAAAATAGAGCATTTCATTCAGCAGCAAACTTTCTTGGGTATGGTAACAACCTAAGAGTCGTTCGTGTTGCTGATACAGGCGTAGCACTCAACGCACTCGCAGGATATGAACTTGGTTTGACTGCATCTATCGGTGGCTTGAGTGGCACAACTGATACAGCAGGTCTGAAAGAACATTCTGTCTTGATCAAAAATGATGAAGATTACGAATCAAAGACCGCCGCATCACTCACAGGCACCATCACCAATGATGGAGATAGCGTTGAACAATCTTGCAACGCACAGTTTGTTTCTCGATACGCTGGTAGCATTGGTAATGATATCGAAGTTGCTCTTCTTACAGAATTCAACTATGCAACCAGTAGCCTTTCAGGACAATTTGTTGGTGCACCAGCACAGTCAACCGC